TGGCGGAGCACCACGGGCAAAAATCGCTAAGAATTTTGACGAAAAAGCCCTAATTCGCTAATGGAATCCAAGCCTCTTACGAACCTCGAGCTTGGGACCGCTTTGGGCGTCACTCCGCAGCGCATCTCCGTGCTTCGCCGCGAAGGCATGCCGACGAGCAGCATCGATGCCGCGAAGGCTTGGCGGGAGGCGAGGGAAGCATCCCGCAAAGCGTCCGCCCCCAAGGCCGAGCCTGCGCAGCTCGACGACGGGACGCTGGCCGACACGATCGCGGAGCACCGGACGCTGGTCGGTCGGGCGCGTGGCGTCTGGCAGGCGGCGATGGAGGGCGGCGACCCGAACCAGGGGAAGTACCAGACGGCTTACAACCAGTCCCTGAAGACGCTGGTCAACCTCGAGGAGGAACAAGAGCGTCGTCTCATTCTCGCGAAGGACTACATCAGCGCCAAGGAGGCCGGCGAGGCGATGCGTCAACTGACCGCCGAGGTCGTGAACCGCCTGGACAAACTTGCGCTCGACGTGGCGGAAGGATGCAACCCCGAGAACCCGGCGAAGGCCGTGAAGGTGCTCGAGGCTTGGGTGCGTAAGGTACGGGCCGAACTCTCGACGACCGATGAACAAGGCTGACTTGCTCGCGGTAGGCCGTGCGGTGCTGAAACCCGCCGACTCGGGTGACGTCGTCGAATGGCTCGAGGCCAACGTGCACGCCATCCCCGACTCGCCGATGCCGGGTCCGTTCCGTTCCGACCGCACGCCGTGGATCGCGGCGGCGCTACGCATCGCGGCCGACCCTGAGACTCGGCTGCTGACCGTCCGCGCCAGCATCCAGTCAGGCAAGTCGCTGTTCGCCCGCCTGTTCACCTGCCACATCATCGCCAACGCACCAGGCCCCTGCATGGTCCTCCAAGCCAACGACCCCGAGGCCAAAGATTTTGCCATCCGCTATCTCCGCCCGGTCTGGAAGAATTGCCCGCCGGTGCTGGCCCGACTGAAGGACGAGGACATGGAACGATCGACGACCGCCGACTTCGACCGCATGACGGTCTACTGCCGAGGCATCTGGAACGAGTCGAACCTTCAGCGCCTTTCCCTTCGGTACGTCATCGCTGACGAATGCTGGCTGGCCCCGCCGTCTCACCTCGTCGAGGCCTCCGCGCGCGTCACGGCGTTCGGCTGGATGGGCAAGCGCATCTTCATGTCCCAGGGTGGCAGGGCCGGTCAGGAGTTCCATCAGCTGCACGAATCCACCGATCAGCGTGACTGGAACTTCAAGTGTCCTCACTGCCAGAAACTCCAGCCTTGGGTCTGGGAGCAGATTCGCTTCCCCGAGGATGCGAAGGAGGGCGGGTCTTGGAACTTGTCGAAGGTGGCGACTGGTACGACCTACGAATGCTCTGGCTGTCTGACGCGTCTGCCAGACACGAACGCCAGCCGCTACGAAGCGAACCTGCACGGCGACTTCGTGGCGACGTCCGTGGCCGCCAACTCCGGACACATCGGCCTGCATTGGAACTCGCTGGCGACGATGAGCTGGGGCGAGCTCGGCACGATGATGCTCCGTGCGAAGGAGCAATTCGACACCTACGGCGTCGACGATCAGCGCCGCACGTTCAAGCAGAAGCGGCTGGCCTTGCCTTGGAGCGAGGAAGGCGGCGAGATGGTCAGCCTGGTCGAGGCCAGCGACTACGCTCTGGCGGACGATTGGGACAAGGAAGCCTGCATCACGCCGAGGGCGAAGGTCGTCGAGCGGGAAGGTGCGCCCGAAGGTAGTCTGCCGTTCCGCACGGCCGGGGTCGACGTCCAACGCGGCCACTTCTGGGTGGTCATCCGCAGGTGGGCGAAGACCGGGCACAGCCGCCTGATGGCGTTCGAGAAGGTCGAGACGTGGGGCAACGTCGAAGCGCTGCTCAAACAGCACAAAGTAAATCCGGCCCTCGTTTTCGTGGATTCCGGAGACAACACAACGGTCGTCTACCGCGAAGCTACGCTCCGTCGGTGGAAGTGCGCCAAGGGTTCCGGCAACGAGGACTTCTCCGTCACCGATCGGGACGGAAAGACCACCCGCCGCTTCTATTCCGAGAAGCAGCGCATCGTCGTCCCTGGACTGCCCGACAAGGCCGTCCTTGTCTCTTGGTCGAACTTGGCTGGTAAAGACCTGCTGCACGGCCTGCGTTCCCGCAAGGTCTTCACCTTCCCCCGAGACGCGTCGGCGGACTACGTCGACCAACTGAATGCGGAAGTCCGCGTTAAGGACAAGCGGACTGGGAAGCCCCAGTGGATTCTCCCCGCAGGGAAGACGGACAACCACGCCCTTGACTGCGAACTGCTGGCTTTGCTGGCGGCCGTCCGCTGGGGGGTCGTCGGTCGGGAAGTCGCGGAAACCGACTTGCCTCAGGAATGAGGATGCCCAGCCTAGCAATTACGGAGGCCGTCGGCGGATGTGCGACGTGGTGCAATACGGGCATGGGACCCGCTGGCGGCCTCTCCCTCGTTTGCCAGACCGAGCAATAACAAATGGCATCCGGCATCTTCATTGGACTGAAAGAGGAACAACTCCTGGCTATCCGGGACAAGGCCGTCGAGATGATCACCGAGGGCAAGACCCTGATGTCCTATTCGGACTCCGGCTCGTCGGCTTCCAAGCAGTTCGCTTTGCCTCCCCGTGAGATGCTTACGGAGAGCCTGTTCGCCCTGTCGAACCTCGACCCGCTGACCTATGGTCGCCGTCCTCCGGTCGTCGGCACGAACTGGAACAACCGCATCGACTTCTAAGCCATGCCCAAGCCCGCCCCCCGCAAGCCAAAGGTGTCCGTGCCCAAGCGCACGACCGCCAAGAAAGACCCGAAGGTCGCCCCGCAGGCCTCCTTCCAGAGCTGGCAGTCGGTGGGCGTGACGCGCCTGCGCCGTTCGCTTTACGGCTCCGCCCCGCAGGACCTGCGTCGCGATATGTCGGCCTACGACCGTCTCGCGATGGTCAAGAAGTGCCGATGGGCCGAGCGCAACTCCGGCCTGTTCAAGCAGATCCTCGGCGACGTCGTGCTGTACACTGTCGGCGACGGCATCAAGCCTCAGAGCCATTGCGATGACCCAGACAAGGCGAAGATGTACGAGGAGTACTTCCTCGAGAAGGCCAAGCGCATCGACATCACGAACCGCTTCTCTTTCTGGCAGGCCCAGTCCATCATGATCCGTGCGATGGTCCGCGACGGCGATGCCTTCGTGGCTAAGGTCCGCAACGGCGCCGGTGAAGCCAAACTCCAGCTGATGGAAGGCCACCGCGTCGGAAACCCCATTCAGGGCGAAGTGCCTCCCGCTGGCATGCACGACGGCGTGCAGTTCGGTCCTTACGGCGAACTCATCTCATTCAACGTCTACAAGTCCGACGGCACCGACCGCTCCATCCTCGCCCAGTCGATGATGCACATCGTCGACCACGAGTACGCATCCGGCGCTCGCGGCGTGCCCGTGCTCCAGCACTCGCTGAACAGCATTCAGGACGAGATGGACATCCTCGAGCTCGAGAAGCTCGCCGTGAAGGATAACGCCGACGTGACCCGCGTCATCAAGAAGACCGGCGGCTACGTCGACGGCGACCTCGCTGCCGAACTTGGCGCTGGCCTGTCATCGAACTACGAGAACATCCACGCCCGCATGGGTGGCAAACTCATCGCCCTTGAGCCAGGGGAAGACTTCCAGTCCTTCGCGTCGAACCGTCCTTCCCCTGCCTTCACCGGCTTCATCACCGCCCTGCGTCGCGAGATCGCGGCTGGCGTGCTTCCCTTCGAGTTCGTCGACGATGCCTCCAAGATTGGCGGCGCCACCGTCCGCCTTATCACGGCCAAGGCGGCCCGCGTCTTCGGCAAGTACCAGAATATCATCATCGAGCAGATGTGCGTCCCGACGTGGGGCTACATCATCGGGCAGGCCATCGCCGACGGCGAACTCCCCGACGACCCGAACTGGGCGCGCACTTCCTGGACGACTCCCAAGAGCGTGACGGTCGATGCCGGCCGCGATGCCGCCAACGATCGTGCCGACGTCGAACTCGGCCTGATGTCGATGTCCGAACTC